ATTTAAGTGAACCGCGTGTTGGTGTGTTAATTGGCGCAATGCCTTCTTCGCCTTTTGGCTTAACGTATGGGTTGTTACCTACACGCTTGTCGTTTTCAAGTCCTTTATTCGGAAGTACACGTCCTTTTGCATCTCTCTTTCTGATATAGATTTGACGCTTCCAAAAGTGGTGGCAAAAAGGGACGGAAAAAAGACTTAACGATGCAGAAAATCTACGAAGAAAAATTTCGTAAGTATCTCGCAAAGAAAGAAAAACAAATAAAGAAACTGTCTAATGAAAGTTAACGAGGAAGGCTACGCGCTAATTAAGCGTTTCGAAGGTTGTCGTTTGAAGGCTTACAAATGCCCTGCAAACATTTGGACGATTGGATATGGAAATACTTTCTATGAAGACGGAATGAAGGTGAAGGAAGGCGACGTGATAACTCAACAACGTGCTGAGGAACTTGCGAAGTTTATCATAGACCAATTCGCTGTAACCATTGCGCCATTCATCAAACAACCTTTGAACGACAATCAATTCAGCGCGTGTGTTTCACTTGCGTACAACATCGGGCAAGGTGGTTTCAAAAAGTCTTCTGTATTCAAAAAGTTAAACATCAACCCTAACGACCCAACGATAGCAGATTCTTTTCGTTTGTGGAACAAAGGTGGTGGAAAGGTTCTTGCAGGTTTGGTAAAACGTAGAGAAGCAGAAATTCAACTTTACTTCAAAAAATGAACACCGAAAAAGAGATAGCATTGATACACGAAGAACTTCAAGAGATGAACAAGAAGATAGACCGCATCTATCACGTTCTTATTGGCGACGATGAGATGAAAATAGAAGGTCTTGTGAGCAAGGTTCAGAAGCACGATAAATATATTCAGAATCAACGCTTACAAGTCGCTCGTTTGGGTGGTATTGCAACTGCTGCTGGTGTTGTTGGTGGTTTAATCGTTCAATTCATATTGAAACTTATATGAAAGAATGGTTGAAATCTTTGTTGACATCGTGTTCAAAAGTATCAAGTAAGCGAGTAATTGCTATATTTGTTGTAATTAACTTAATCGTTTTGAGTTACGTTGCAACATTTACTTACTACGTTTGCCCGATTGCGATGTTTGACACACTCGCTTTGCTCACAGGTGGTTTGTTTGGTGGAACAGTAATAGAACGATTCACAAAACAAAAATCAAATGGCGAAACAAACGGAAGCGCGCAAGATAGCAGCGGAGATTTGTAGTAAATTTCCCGATGCTCCTTCTCATTCTTTAGCTTCAAAACTATTCACGGAATATCCAGAAGCGTTTGATTCGCAAGAATCTGCACGCAATTTCGTTCGTCGCGTTCGTGGTAAAATGGGCGCAAAAAGTCGTAAATTTAATACTCAAAAAGAATTGATTGACACAGCACCTCGACCTTCCAACCCGTATGCGCTTCCAAAGTCGTATTCAAAGAAACGTCGCCACGTTGAATTGAAGGGAAACAAGTTTCTCATTCTATCAGATATTCACTTGCCCTACCAAGATAACGAAGCGTTGGAGTGCGCTATTGCAGAAGGATTAAAACAAGGCTGTGACGCAATCATTTTGAATGGCGACGCGTTGGATTGTCATATGATTTCCGACTTTGTTAAAGATCCACGCAAGAGAAAATTCAAAGACGAACTATATTCAATTCGTCAATTCCTTGCGTCGTTAAGACATACCTTTCCAACGGCTCAAATATATTACAAGGAAGGAAACCACGAAGAACGCTATTGGAGATATATGCGTATTAAAGCACCCGAACTATTCGACATTGACGCGTTCGATTTTCCAACGCTCACACATTGCGACAAACACGATGTGAAATGGATTGACGGAAAGAGTAAACTGAACATAGGTAAACTTTCAATCTTTCACGGACACGAGTTCGGCAAGCAATTCCTTCCTTCGGTCAACGTGGCGCGTGGTTTATTTATGAAGACGAAAGTGAGTTCTTTATGCGGACATCATCACCAGACTGCTGAACACAATGAACGCGATGCGAACGGAAAGTTTATAACTTGTTGGGGTGTTGGTTGCTTATCAGAACTTTCACCCGATTACAACCCTTATTCAAAGTACAATCACGGATTTGCAATAGTTGACAAGGGAACAAACGGAGCATTTAGCGTTAAGAATTACAGAATACACGAAGGAAAGATATTATGAAAAAGAATTTATTATTTGCAGTTCTGCTCGTTTTGGGAACGACTTTGATTTGGACGGTGATTTGTTGGAATTGGTGGGGACGCGATAAGTCAAAAGACGTTCACGTTGAAATTCAAAAGCAAGATAGCGTTATCAACTACAACGCTGGAGAATACGATCGTCTGCTCCAAGAACAAATAGAACTTTACAAACAACTCCGCACCTATGAAGATGCTCAATCTAAACACAAGACCACCTATCAAAGAACTCGTTCTACTATTATTGTTCGAGATACTATTGTTCGCGTTGATGTTCTCCGTTTGGTGAACTCCTGCGATAGCGTTATTACTTCAGATTCTTTGGTAATTAACAATCTCAAAGAACAATTAAACATCGAAGCTCAAAAGATTGACAACTTGCAAGAAGTGGTTGATGCTTATGAACAAAAGGAGGACATATTGACCGAAGAAATTAACACTCTAACTGCTGAAAAGAAAAAGTTAGACAAACAAAAAAAGCGCAGAAACCACGCTTTAATTGTTACAAGTACAGTAGCTGCTCTTTCTACTTTTGTTCTGAGTGTTTTACTTTAGAAAGTTGCACATAAAAACGCAGGCTAAATTCAATTGCTTCGCTTAAAAATGCGTTGCGACTATTCTCACCTCTCTTTTCATCTATCTCGTTCCACAGGTCTTTGTGCAAGTAGACACATATTCCTTTTTTAGTTTTACTTTCTGGCATAATTATAAATCTAATAAAAAATTCAACAAACCTCTAAATGTCCATTCGGTCATAACTCCATTTTCATAAGATGAAGTTATTCTTTCGTCAATAATTGGAAGTCTTTTTTTGTCCTTCAAATAATTGTGCAATATATCAGTTGCTAATTCTTTTGTCATCTTCTTCAATTTTAAGTTTTTTCAAATACAACGCAAGGTCTAAGGCTTCCTCGTATGCGTGTTGTAGCCATTCTGAGCGCGTTAAATCGGTGCGGTCAAGTGTTGTTCCGTACGTCTCCATTCCCTTCGCTTCACGCGCTTCTAATTCAGCAATAACTTGCGTAAGTAAATTACTTTTCTTCATTAGGCTTACTCATCATTGAACCTATCATAAGCGCGAGATATATTTTCTCTTTCGCGTTCATATCCTTGCGCTGTGAAAGTTCCAGAAGGATGTCGCCTAAAACCTTTCCCTGTTGAAAGTAGGTTGCGATTGAATTGACAACCTCACGCTCTCGGTCGTATGTCATTTTAAGCGATTCGTATAGTGGTGTGTTTTTCATTTTATTTGTTTTCATATTTTGAACTAAAAAAAGATTTGTTAACTACTTCAATGGCTTCTTCAATCCATTCATCAATCGTAATAACTGGTCTAACCCACGGATTGATTTCTGAAAGTATTTTTCTTCCGTCAATTAGTAAAGCTTCGTACCTTACCCAATTACTTAAATCTACATACTTCATTTCTATTCGCTTAACGCTTTGAATGAATGGGTGGTCTACTGTTTTTTCTGTTACTCCTTGATCCATATAAAATGTGCGTTGTTGAGTCGCACCCCTCGTTTAGTTAGAACCAATTTTCTTTGCACCACTTAGTCACTTTTGATTTTAGTGAACCTGCTGTATTAGCGTATATTTCCCAAACCTTTACACCGTTTTCTTTAATTTCTGCAATGTTTCCAATTTCAGAGAAAGTGTACTCTACATCAAATTTGCGTAAGTTCCAGAATGTTTTTGTTGCTGTTGTAATCGTTGCGTTCATTTTGTTTTTGTTTTTGTTTGTTGAGTACAAATGTATGCTAAACTTTCGAATTACCAAATAAAAACTAAACTTTTTTTTATTATTTTTTCTAAGTTGTTGAAAATGAACTTAAAAACTTTTGTATTTTTTCTCTAACCCACAACATATTGTCCATAACTTGGATTCAACTCAAAGTACATTCGCATCATTATAGCGTCGGCAACGTCTGGACTTATTCCTTCGCGGTTCTTGATTACGTCCTTCGGAGTGACCTGCAACTTTCCGTCTACGTCTGCGCGGTGTCGTTTAATCATTTCCAGTTCGCGAACGATTTGTTCTTTGCGTGTGTTTGAAAGAATAGTGAGCTTATTCTCCTCTACATATTGAGCCAATTTGTAGTAACATTCGCTTTTCAGATTTTGATATTGTGGGTGCTTTGGTTTAGATCCATTCTGAAATCCTAAGCACTTCAAAAAATCACAGACTCCTCCGCCCACACCATCCTCATCCGCGATGATGTTTTGAAGCAATATGTTGTGTTCTTTGGCTACAACACGAATCTTGTTCACGACTTCGTCCAACGCTGCACGATTGAGTTCAATTATATCTATAATGGTAAGACCTTCCCAAACAATTATAATCGTTCTGTCCTTCCCGAAACGCGCTATGTCGGCTGTGATATACTTCTTGCCTTCATTGATTACTTCGTTTCGGAACATTCGAAGAAGATTCTCCGTGTTGAACAACTTGTCTGAATCGTCGTCGAACTCCCAATTGCCTTCTAAAAGTCTTTTGCGGTCATACTCTGGAAGTTTCTGCAAGTTCTCTAAATAAGTCTGCGAGATATATGGGTTATCCGTTGGTAACGCTTGGACAAACGCACGGTCATTTCTTAATTCGCCTTTCAAATTAGCGTAGTAAAAGTCATTATACAACCAACCTTTTGCGGGATTACAAGTCATTAATCCCTTCGGTCTGTCGTTAATCAATTTGTAACGTACACGGCTTTGCAAGATGTCAATACAACGCTTTGAAACTTCGGCTACCTCATCTACGAAGAAATCTGTGATTTCAATCGATCCAAATCTCTGAAAATCAACATCTGATGGCATATCTGCCAAGTCCATTAATATCGTTTGGCTTCCGTTGTACCACTTAATAACGTGGTCTTGTCCGTTGTAGGTGTAATGTACATTCGGTTTCAATCCGTGCAAAGTGCAAAGTTCAAAGAAGGTTTGCATTGTAGATAAGCGCAACTTCTTTAATTCAGCGCGACCGATTAAACCCTTTGTCCCTGGGTATTTTAGTCTTCGTTTTATTTGCCAATCGCAACCTAAAAAAGACTTACCACTAAATACACCGCCACCATACAATACCTGCGCAATGGGGCTGTCTATTGAAAGTAATTCCAATGCGTACTTTTGTTTGTCGTGGTAAATTATTTCGGGCATTAAAATAGTTTTAGTTGTAGTTTTTCTAACCTATCCATTTCAGCAATTACCTTGAAAATCTCATAAGCAACTTGCGGAACGATAGCATTTCCATAACCCTTTAATGATTCTTTTCGTAATTTTGAAAAGGTAATTCCGTCCAGTTCGAAGGAAAGCCCATCATTTCCGCTACAAACCGGTGATTCAGTTGGGAAGTTTTTCCATTTATTTCCGC